TCTTGCACAGCTTAAATCTAAGCATCCAGAAATGGAAGGTATTTTGCAAGACCCTAAGTTTGCTGAGTGGATCAAGGGGTCTAAAGTCCGAACAAACTTGTTTGTACATGCTGACCAACAGTACGATTACGATGCCGCTGATGAACTATTTAGTAACTGGAAAGAACGTAACCAAGTAGTCCAACAGACAGCGCAAGCTGAAAAGGTAGCTCGTAAAAGTGCAGTACAGGCTGCTAACACAGGCAACGCTCGTGGAACAACAGAAGGATCTCGTAAGAAAGTTTATCGTCGTGCTGACTTAATTAAACTTATGAAAGAAGACCCTGACCGCTACATGGCACTACAGCCTGAAATAATGGCAGCTTATGCGGATAGGAGGGTCAAGTAGCCTAAAGGAGAAATACAATGGCTGAACAAACTTATCCCGGTACAGTTGGCGGCGGGTCAATCGTCAACAAAACAGCAGCAGACAAGTTTATTCCAGAGATCTGGAGTGACGAAATTATTGCTGCTTTCCAAAAGAACTTGAAGATGGCACCTCTTGTTAAGCGTCTTGCTATGACAGGAAAGAAAGGTGACTTGATTCACGTACCTAAGCCCATTCGTGGTGAAGCAAACGCTAAAGTTCAAGACACTGCTGTTACTATCCAAGCAAATGTCGAGACTGAGTTGCAGATCACTATTGATCGTCACTTTGAGTACTCACGTTTCATCGAAGATATCGTAGAAGTACAGGCTCTGTCCTCTCTGCGTCAGTTCTACACTGAAGATGCTGGCTATCAGTTGGCTCTTACGGTTGATACTGATTTGATGAATGTTGCTACTGGCTTTGGTAATGGTACTCGTACTACTGCTCCAACTGACGGTGCAAGCTGGGTCAACACTCACAGCTACTACGTAGATGCCGCTAACGGTCTTGCTACGTTTGCTGCTGATACTGTTGCATCTGGCGATAACTTTACTGACCTTGCGTTGCGTGAAGCTATCAAGTTGATGGATGATGCTGATGTACCTATGGACAACCGTTGCTTGGTAATTCCACCTGCGGCGCGTAAGTCTATCATGGGTATTGATCGTTACGTGTCTTCTGACTTTGTTGGTGGACGTGGTGTCGAGTCAGGATTGATTGGTAACTTGTACGGTGTAGATGTATACGTTTCTAGCAACGCTCCTATCTTGGAGACTGCTGCTCAAAACGGTGCTGTACAGGTACGTGGTTGTTTGTTCTTCCACAAGGACGCTATTGTTCTTGCAGAGCAAATGGCTGTACGTAGCCAAACACAGTACAAGCAGGAGTACTTGTCTACTCTGTACACTGCTGACACTTTGTACGGTGTTCAAACCTATCGTCCAGAAGCCGGCTTTATCATCGCTATCGCTGACGAGTAATCTATACCGGGGGCTGCAATGGCCCCCTTTTATTTAAGCATCTTAGATTAGGGTGTTTAACTAAAAGACACAACAAACGAGAAACCTTATGTCTAATTATGTAAAGACTACTAATTTTACTCTTAAAGATTCTTTACCTACAGGCGATCCTAATAAGGTTGTGCGTGGTTCAGAATTTGACACAGAATTTAATGCTATTCAAGTAGCCAGTGCAACTAAGGCAGACTTAGGATCACCTACGTTTACTGGTACAGCTACGTTTGATAATGTTACTGTTTCAGGGACTGTTACCGCAGGAACTATTGATCTTAACGGTGGTGCTTTAGACAACGTAGTTATTGGCGGTACAACACCTGCGGCTGGTACATTTACTGCTGTTGCTGGAACTACAGGTACGTTTTCAGGGGCTGTTACAGGCTCTAACTTAAATATTGCTAACTGGAACACAGCATTTGGCTGGGGTAACCACGCATCCGCAGGCTACTTAACCAGTGTAGCATTTAGTGATATAGATGCTGCTGCTGTTGTTTTATCGTCAGAAACCTTTGTAAGTAACGACACAACTTTACCTACTACAGCCACGATGACTGCAAGAATTTTAGCAGCCTCTCTTGGCCCTACTGCATCTCTTGATGATCTTAGCGATGTTAATTTAACACCTGCTCCAACAGACGGTCAAACTTTAGTTTATGACAGCAGCACATCAATGTTTATTGCAGGTACTTCCGGTGCAGGGCTAGACGGTGGTTTTGCTAATTCAACTTATCTTACAGCTCAGAATTTTAACGGAGGCGGTGCATAATCATGGCTAGCATTATTCAAATACGCAGAGATACAGCATCTAACTGGACTTCAGCTAATCCAACATTAGCACAAGGCGAGTTAGGAATAGAGACAGACACACTAAAAGTAAAAGCAGGGGATGGCAGTACGGCGTGGACTTCTGCTAGCTATCTAATTGACACAGGTGGCTATGCAGCATACTCAGATACAACGGCTAACTTTACAGGTGCATTGCAGAAGTCAGGATCTCCTGTTGTTACAGCGGCTTATACAGGCGACGTAGACGTTACTGGTGAGTTAATAGTTGATAGCTACAATGAAACCTACGCCGCTGTTACCAGCACAGCTAACGCTACTACTGTTAATTGTGAAGCCGGTAACGCCTTTAGCCACACGCTAACAGAAAACACTACATTTACTTTTAGTAATCCCCCTGCTTCTGGTACTGCCTTTAGTTTTTCTCTTGAGCTTATTCAGGATGCCAGTGCATCGGGTTACACAGTTACATGGCCAGCAGCAGTAGATTGGCCTGCGGCTACAGCACCAACACTAACAGCCACTGCTAGTGCTAAAGATGTATTTGTCTTTTACACGCGAGACGGTGGCACGACTTGGTATGGCTTTACTGCGGGGCAGGCGTTAGCTTAATATGAGTACTAAAAAGAAACTATTAGAGGCTGCTGCTGGTAACGCTGGTGAAGCTGTTTACGTTGACGATGTGTTCTCTACTTACTTGTGGACGGGTGATGGCGCAGACCGAGACATCGTTAATGGTATCGACCTAGCCGGTGAAGGCGGGCTGGTTTGGTTCAAGAACAGAGAAGACACTCGGAATCACGCGCTGTTTGATACTGAAACCGACCCAACTGGTCAGTACTATCTAATTTCCAACACCAATGGCGCTTTGAATAATACGGGAGCGTCTCAAATTACCTATAACTCTGACGGCTTTAGAATAGCTGACGGAACTTCGTGGAATGCCAACGGCAACGACATGGTCTCATGGACATTCCGCAAGCAACCGGGCTTCTTTGATGTTGTGACATTTGAAGCCCCCGCAAATGCGGATGATGATTTTAGAGTGTCGCACAATCTAGGCACTGTTCCGGGGATGATTATTGTTAAAAGCGTTGACGCTACCGGCGATTGGTACGTTTGGCACCGCAGTTTCGGAAATAGAAACGATTCCGTTAAGTTAAATAGTAGTAATGCTAGTGCCGCCAGCGGTGATTTTTGGGGTGAGTCTGATCCGACTGCTACAGATTTTGGTGTTCAAGTTAGAAACTTTGCAACAAGACCTGTCACAACAGGGGCAGGAACGTACGTAGCCTACATTTTCGCCCACGACGCCCAAGAGTTTGGCACAGACAGTGACGAGAGCATTATTAAGTGTGGGAGTTACACGGGTAATGGAAACTCGAACACTGGGCCGGTAATTGATCTTGGGTTTGAGCCTCAGTTTTTAATCATTAAAGATGCAAGTAACGCTAACAACTGGGTAATGCAAGACGTAATGAGAGGCATTGTTACTAACGGTAATGACCCTTATCTGCATCCTAATTCAACTTCTGCTGAAACCGGTGCCTTTGACAGTGTAGATGTTACTTCAACAGGCTTTAAGATTAAGACCTCTTCAAGTTCTTTTAATTATTGGGGTGCTACCTACATTTACATGGCCATCCGCAGACCAATGAAGACTCCTGAAGCGGGGACTGAGGTTTTTATGGCAGACACTAGAGCAAGCTCAGGCGGTACGCTAGCAGAGTTTATCAGTGGCTTCCCTGTGGATATGTATCTTCGCTATTTAACCGTTGCTTCTTTTGAAAAGAGGGCACACACCCGCCTTTTAGGAGAAACAAAACTTATTACAAACACCAATGCAGCAAAAGTAGCAGATACCACAGTGTCTTTTGCTTCCAATGTCGGAGCAGGGCCATCTGGAGAGAGTGTTAATACCGCTGTTCTTGCTCACATGTTCAGACGTGCCCCCGGCTTCCTAGACGTGGTGGCCTATACGGGTGACTACGTTAACCCAATCAGTCATAACTTAGGCGTAGCCCCTGAGTTGATTATCACTAAAGAATACGCCCATGCTTGGGATTGGTATAGTTGGGGTTCCGTGTTAGGAGCCAATAAGTTTGTTACATTAAACTCAAATGCGGCGGCGACAAACTATACGTTTAACACTACAGTCACCGCCACAACCTTCATGTCAGGCATATCAAGCACTAGTCAACCAACAATTGCTTACCTCTTCGCAACACTAGAAGGAGTTAGTAAAGTTGGTAGCTACACAGGCACAGGCAATGACTTAAACGTGGACTGTGGTTTCAGTGCTGGCGCTAGGTTTATCCTCATCAAGCGTACAGACTCTACTGGCGATTGGTATGTATGGGATTATTATCGTGGCATTGTCGCGGGTAACGACCCCTATCTACTGCTGAACTCATTAGCGGCTCAAGTCACTAACACAGACTACATAGACCCACTAGCCAGTGGCTTTACAGTCACATCATCAGCACCAGCGGCACTCAACGCTTCTGGCGGCACTTACATCTTTTTAGCAATCGCATAGGAATATCAACTATGAGTAACTACAGAGTACGATCAACGGGTGAGGTTAAATCTCAAGGCCAACTCCGCAAAGACAATCCTAATGTTTCCCTGCCAAGGGTATGGAGCGATAACGTCAACGAAGCACTGGGCATTGACCCTGTACTAGAGTCACCTAAGCCAGAGCCTTCTGCGGACTATAAGTCTGTGGTAAGAAACGGAGTAGAGCAGGACGCTAACGGTAACTGGATGTACGCTTGGACAGAAGTAGACATGTTTATTGAGTACGAGCAAGAAGTAATAGATGAAGAAGGTGTTACTACTACTAGCATTATTACTGTACAACAACAAATTGACGATTACGAGGCACAAAAACTAGCAACTAAGCGTGACAACATGGTTGTTACTATGCGTCAAGCACGACTAGCGTTGTCTCAGGTAGGTAAGCTTACTATGGTTAACGACGCCATTGCAGTCATGGATGAACCTGATAAGACTGCTGTGTCTATTGAGTGGGAATACGGTTCTACCGTTGAGCGTGTGTCTCCTTGGATTGATGCTATGGCTACTGCACTGGGTATGACAGGTGTAGAAATGGATGAGTTGTTTGAGTTGGCAGCAACTCTCTAATGAGTACTGAGCAGCGTCTTGACCGCATAGAACAAACTTTAGACAAATTAAGTACGGCTATTTCTGATATGGCACGTATTGATGAACGCTTGTTGCATGTGTTTAAAAGTTTAGAGAGGCATGAAAAACGTTTAGACGAGCAAGAAGATGAAGTACGTGAATTAGAAAATGTAGTTATGTCAAATTCTAGCTCTGTTAAAAACTCAGAAAGATTTTTCTGGATTGTTGTTAGTGCTTCTATATCTCTTGCTGTTTACATAATGAGGTAGTCTATGTGGCAAACGCTCCTATCTCCTATTGTTACTTTGTTAGGTCAGGTTCTAAAGAACAGGTCTGAAGAAAAGAATGCAGTACATAAAGCAAAAATGGAAGTCATCAAGAACACAGCATCTTGGGAACAACTCATGGCAACTGCCAGTGCTACCTCTTGGAAGGACGAGTGGTTTACGTTGTTGCTCTCAGCGCCTGTAGTTGCCGTTGTGTGGGGTATTGGAATGAATGATGTAGATATACTAGACCGCATTGGTCTTGCCTTTGAGGAGCTTAACAGGCTTCCTGATTGGTATCAGTATTTGTTATTCATGGCAGTATCTGCCTCCTTTGGTATACGTGGCGCTGACAAGTTGCTTGCGTTAAAGGGTAAGAAATAATGGCTGTAGACTTATACTCTTCTGGTTTAGAGATGGATCCTGATTTAAACTTAGGGTCTTTTAATCTTGGTAATGTATATGGTATTGACTTAAGTGCTATAACAGAAAACAAACCTAGTCCTGTAGTTCAGGGAGATGATGGTAATACGTACTTAAGCAATGCTTACTATACTCCTAGTGGTTGGCAAATAGACCCTGACTTTAGCACACCTGTGTATTATTTTTCACAACCTCATGAATTAGGTGAAGTATACGAAAATTACTTTACAATTCAGGAGGACGGCTCTGTACAACAACAAGGAGCTTGGAGAACAGAAGAAGATATTAAAGCTTATTGGGACGCTGACCAAGGTATGGGTTACTTTAAAGAAGCTAATCCTAATTTAGATTACGACACTTGGTTTTCTTTTATTAAAGATTCTTCAGATTTAACAGCACAAGGATTTAACGAATACGAAAACTCAGAACAATACAATGCACTAGTAAATCAGTATGGTATCAACACAAGCTTCCAGAACAACGATGGCGATGTGTTTCAATGGAATGGTTCTAGTTTTACCAAGACAGTTAAGGTAGATGACTCGTTTGATGCTGGTGGGTTTATTATGAACTTAGCTGTTGCTGCTATGACAGCGGGTGTATCTAGTTTGTTAGCTCCTGCTCTTAGTACAGCTCTTGGTATTTCAAACACAGCAGCTAATGCTTTAATTAATGGTGCAGTGCAAATTGCTAAAGATGGTGAAGTAGACTTATCAACAGCTTTTAACTTGGCTATGCCGGGAAGTGGTGAAATAACTTCAGCAGGACAAGATGCTATTGATGCAGTAGTTGGTGAAATT